GCCCCCAGGGGTATAACCCCGTTCACCGCTATTGTGCGGTGACCCAACGGCGTTTAAGTGCTACTGCGCCGTGCAGTGCAGAACGCTCTAAATGTAAAGCGTCCCTAGAGGCATACAGGTCTTTCAGGCCTGTAAGCTTAGAGAGACTTTTATTTAGGGCTCCGTAACCTCCCAGTATATCTTTACGATATACCGACTCGGGAACCCAGCACTTTATTTCAAAGCGCTGAAGACGTACATTCCATCTCTGGAAAGTACGATACCCGTGAAAAGAGGTACGACCAAGTCCGGGACTATTATCAGGTAGATAGGGAAGTTTCCCAAGAAGCTTTTCACATTTTCGAAAAATGTAATCAGCTGTTTTCCAATAACCTTTCTTATAGAAAAGGTTAGCGGTCTCTACCAAAGATATAAGTCTATCGGGTTGGTGCTTGTTCTCAGGAAAGCATTTGCGGAGGTAAATTGGTGTAACTAATTCACCTTCAAAAGCTTCCACTCCACAAGATTCTCTAAAATTTCCATTATAGAAAGTCTTGGAAGTATTTATCTTACAGTTGTATTTCTGTAGATAATCGAGAACAACAATCGCTTTCGTAGACGGAACGATTATATCGTCACCGTATACGTAAGTATCCCGAGAAACATTAAAAATGTTTCTACGAGTTACAGGGAGTTTTGCTTTAACGAGTTGAGCCGCTACACATATAGTGTAGAAATACATCGACTCAATCGGAAAGCAAAGAGCACTACCCATCGATGCGAATTTGCGTAATGGGCCAATTACGGCACCATCAGGCATCTGCGCATGCGTCGACCGGCATGCATCAATAGCATCCTTTAAATCAGGATTACCATTGAACATGCTTAAAGCGAGTTCGTGTGGAACACGATCACTCGCTTCAGATAAATCGATTGTTGCCAATGATTTATCGGAAGACGATATCAAAGCCTGCTTTTGGTTAACAGACTGATCACGGAAATTAACGTGACCAGCCGTGAGCCAAAAAGATTCGAGTTTGTCATATAAGACACCTCGGATAGCCTGCTGCGCATATTGCATGCAGCAAGGCTCAATAGCAATGATACGTGGACTTTTCAGTGTTTTCGGAACAGGAGTAACCCTAACGGGCTGCTCTAGTTCTGGTTTAACGAACGTTACCATCTCGAGCTCCTTCGAATCCACAGCGCTGTAAGCATAAGCGTTGTCAATAAGAGGGAAATAAGGCTCGAGACGTTCGTGCCAAACCCGCCAAACGTATTTCTGATTACCAGAGATCCGATCGGCAGTGGCTCCTGGCCCGTGTCGAGGGATACAATCGTCAAGGCGTATATTAGCCATGAGATCGTCCCACAAAACACGAGATACGCGATGAAATAAATCGCGATCAGGATCCTGAAGTGAAAACGAAAGAAAAGACTGCTCCGTGTTGACGAAGTCAGATAGCGCCGCATGGACTCTTTTTGGAGTGCATGCGAGCTCCAGTTTCTTGAAAGCAAGACATATTTGTCGAATGCTGTCAATAACACTGGGGCGATCGCTACAATAATCTGAATTTTTGTCATACATCCTCCCTGTCTCTAGGTTGAAAATTAAGCTAAGCATACCTTGCAAAAATGCAGGGATTGCTTGATTTTTCCGAAACCCTCGGAAGAGTTCCGGGCTTACAAAGCCGAGCTCAAGACAATTTTCAAAGTCTCGAGCGAAGCTAGGGAGAGTAATCGTTAAAAACGAGATACCCTCATCTTCAACCCGTGACTTGATGGTATCTAAGTCACGTAAATCAGAGACATCAGCGATGCACTTGGCACAAGCGTCTATATAGACAAGCTGTGCCAACTCAAGGTAGTTACTTACGTTGCTTTTCAAGTTTCCTCCAAACAGGGGGTAAACTTCAAGCCACGTATCCTCCTTCTGATGCCAGATCGGCACCAGCAAGCTAGCACCGATTTCTGAGATTTACAAGTCAGTCGTCCACCAAAGGTGGGGGAATGACTACTTTCTCTCTTTTCTCTTCACTGTCTTCTTTCTTAGGGACATCGTCCTTCAGTTTGACTTCAGTGAAAATATCATCAATCAATTGAATGATGATAGGAGAGAAACGTAACATCTTTAACCACGAAGGGGTTCGAGAAGTAGGCATAATAAACCTCCTTTTCAAGTTCGTAAGGGAGTCCCGGTTAGGACTCTTGTCCGAACAGTTTCCCTATTGTGGTAGAATCTAGCCAGGTCTTAAACCCAGCTATTAGGTCGCTTACGTTCGTAGAGGTAAACCCGAATTCGGGTCTATCAATAACGACGTAAAAGGAGAGAGTGTCATAATCGTTGGTAGAATCCAACGGATTTGTGACAATCGCTTTGTTGTCAACTCGAGCCATCGAACGGATTCTTCCATTCGATGACTGATGAGAGATCGTAAGTTTATACGTCTGATCATCCTTTTGGTAAACGGTCGTAAGACCGTTTGACGAAATGCGAGGCATTGACTTCGCGACCGTAGCAACGGTGATAGATTGTGGATCGGAGAACAAGTGGTTAACCTCCTAAGAGTTATGGGAGTTTTACTAACGGAAGTTCCCGAGTTTCCCAACCTCGAGTTCCGAATAACCGCTAGTGGATTGATCATTGTTACAAACGGGTTATCCCGAGTGCAGCAAGGATCGCTAAACGTTCAGGGCTTAAATCAGCCCAATGAACATCAAATCCATACGGACTAGCAGCCATGCCCCTATCCTTGCAGTCCACAAAATGTGGATACTCCAAAGTGATAGTACTGTCATCGTAGAACAACTGGTAGGAATGTTTATACATTTCTACTTTATGTCTCATGACATAGGCATACTGCGAGACAACGCCGTCATAGAATTGGGAGCTGACATAATCGATGATTTTGCCAGCATTACCAAACCAGTCGGCTAACCATGTCCAAGGTGTTAGTTTATAGATAGTCGAAGGATTGACCCGAAGCCCATAAAGGGTGATAAGACGATTAATCTTACCATACCATGAGTTTACCCATGGTACTTTTGGATCAAACTCCGGACGGTAAAACTTGAAGGAACCAACGAACCATACAAGCTCAAAAGCCTGTAAAATGGTATCAGTTAGTCCACGACAAGGATGACCGTCTATGGTGCGCGGCGTCATCATGTACGATATACTATCGTAAGGCTGTATAGCCGGATAGTACCATCGATCAAGTGACGTCGTTACATCACTATCTACAATGGAACGATATCTCTTTTTCCAAACTCCGTTATCCCTCGCCAATTGACGAAGGTACTTAGTTTGGTTCTGATATGTGTCATAGGTTTTGACAATATCATTTACAAAAGGGACCCAGCCAAACTGGTGGTTAAGAAAGTGATCAGCAACAGATTTAGGTTGCATGATCGAACCCTTTGTCGTGCCACCAAAGTCCTTCCATAATTCATGGAATCCTTTGGCGGATGTTTTTAACATCCCCGGTAAGTCCTTCAACTCACCGATAGCGACGGCAAGGTCAGTCTTAGCCAATTTGGGCCTAGCAGAAAGATAGGCCTCGTTCCCATATGCCGAAGCGTCAAACCAGGTTTGTGAGTACGGGAGATTCAACCCAATAGCTTTAATTTGCTGTTCGGTTGCTCCATCGGGAAAACCAGTAGGGGCAAAGCCTCCACGGTAAGTCCGATACGTTGTACCGCTACGCGGATAACGCCAATCAACACCTCCTTTGACTTGATTTACAGGATACTCGCCGTATACAGAAGTAAACGGACCTCCCTCGCGATATGGCGGACCGGGATGGGTTTCATCCCATGTCCGGCGCACCATAGTCGTTGCCGTTAAATCGGTGTAAAGATCGTAAGATTCGGATTCATTTCTGATTCCGCCTTGGTAGAGTTCAACTCGACCAAGCTTTACAGGTGGAGTGTTTTGCGATTGCTCGCGAAATCGAGATCCCTTCGACATATACTAATACCTCTCAGTACAGATTCGGAAAAGTCATCGCTGACTCTTCAGACACCCC